ACACATTTATTTGAGACTTAGATATACTACTCATTAGTTTACGAATTGCTAAAAGTGTTGAAGTGTTAACTCTTGCTAACTCTCCTGCGCTCAAAGCTAGTATATCTACAGTTTTGCCATTATCATCAATTTCTACATTTAGTTTATCATTTAACACGACAAACTCAAGACTGAATCGTCCGTCTGATAACTCAGCAAGGTATTCGTTTGTTAGTTCTTCGAGATCTTTTACTAAGTTCTCAATTTTATATGCTAATAGTCCATTTGTACTAAAAGCTTTTTTAAGTATATCAACATTAGCAAACTTACTATTAGCATCTACTAATTCTTTGCTTAGGTCTGTATGTTGATCTTCAAAATCTGTTTGTTGTTCTTCAATAATTGATAGACGAGTATTGTGTCTTTCTCTGCGTTCGTTCTCTGTTATAACTTCGTTTACTCTTTCTTGTCTATTGCTTATTCTTTCTTTTAATTTAATTATCTTATCTTGTACTTCTTCTGAATCAGGCACTTCTAATGGTAGTGTCTGATCTATGCTTCTGTATATTTCTTCCCAGCTCTTTATCTTTTGTTCCATTTGTTGAAGCATCTTATTAGCATAGTTTATATCTGTAAGTCTATCATTTGCTTCTTCTAGTTTTTCAGAGTATGTTGTGCGTGCATTTTGATGTCTATGTAATTCTTTTCTGATAAATTCTAAGTCTACATCTTGTCCACAAGTTGGGCATCCTGCCTCATCTAGTTCTTGTAAGTCCATATACTTCTTAACCATTCGTACTTCTTGAGCACCTTGTGATTTGATTTCTCCAATCTCCTCTACTAAAGCCTCTGTATCTTGCCATTCATTAGTGTTTACATACTCTTTCGCTAGTCCTAAATCTATGGACTCTAGTTGGCTTTTGTACAAATTATTTTGGTTAATATTTTTCGTGATTTCTGAGATATTTTGAAATTCTATTTGTAAAGATCTCAAAGCTTCTTCATCTTCTTCCGAGTAAAATGGTAAATCTAATTTCGAAAGTAGTGATGTATCTTCCAAATAATTTTCTGATAACCATTTATCGATTGTGTCAATTTTCCCTTGTACATTAGAAACGTCTCCAGCTAAATTTCGTGATAAATCTTTGAAGACATCAAAGTATTTTACATATCCATCTAACTGCAATAAATCTATTAGGAATCTTTTGCGATTAGTATCTGTGGCAGTCAAGAACTGTAAGCTAGCATTAGTATTCTGATAAACAATCTGTGAGAAAGTTTTAAAATCTATACCTATAACTTCCTCTAGTGTCTTGTATGTGTTTGTAGCTGTATGACTTGATATATCCTCTCCGTTTTTGTAGAGTTTTACTTTTATATTACCTCTACGAACAACTTCAACTTTATACTCATCATCTACAACATCAAAAGACAAAGATATATCATAGCCTTTGTTGACTTCACGATTTGGTATTTCTGCTTTTTTAATTCCTTTTGAGTTCTTGTTAAATAAAACTTCTTCAAGAATCAAAGGAATAGAACTTTTGCCAGCTCCATTTGTACCGATTAATTGTGTAACTATAGTGTCATTAAGATCTAACTCATTATCTTCACCATAACTAAAACAATTACTCCATTGTAACTTCTTTAGCGTAATCACTAAACACTCCTAAAATATTTTTAACTTTATCTTCATCTAACTCTAATATATAACTTAGGTACTCTCCTAATTCTTCTTCTATTGTCATTTCTTTGCCCAATATTAGAGTTGCTTCTGTCTTTCTTTTTATAACTTTTTTGTCAAGTAACTCACTATTTTTGATATTACTTAAGTCTGCTACATCTCCTTCAATCTCATAGATTGTATGATCCCACTCTGTTTGAATCATATCAGCTGGATCAGTAACTGTCTTGCGAATCAATTGTGGTAAGTCAAAAGTATGCCATGTCCATTGGAATTGATCCTTGTTGTCTATTAATAGATACCCAGTTTCGACATTGTTTCTATGAAAACTTGTAGTCATAGGACTGCCAGGATATACTATGTTTCTTTGTGTATTGCTATGTGCATGTAAGTCGCCTGCAAATACTACTTTGAATTTATCAAAGCGTTTTAAGTCTACTTCTGGTTGTACATGAGGTGGTATTTCTCCTCGTACATGAGTAAACAATATACTATCTTCTACACCTTCTATACTTTTACTTCTATGTAAGTCTGCATAAGGTAGTATTGTCCAGTCGTCTCTGGAATATGTTTCGTCTATTACTGTTACTAGAGGATTTAATTCATTAGTAACTTTTTTCAAGTTTGTAAAAAATGTTTTATTCTTTCGTGTAGCTTCGTGGTTGCCATCATATATGATAGTCTCAATGCCCACACCTTTTACAAAATCAAAGTATAATGTAAGTTCATCCATGGTAGGGACTCGATCAAACAAGTCCCCTCCAATGATGTGCAAATCAACCTCTTTTTCAAGATCATAAATTTGGTCAAAGAATAACTTATAGCGTGAGCACGCCCAAGCTACTGGTACATTCTTTTGTCCAAGTTTAATATGCCAATCTGCAGTGAATAGAATCATGCTACGAACTCATCCCCAGGTGTCCAAGAACATCCTGTAAGACCACCAGCCTGTAAGGCTTGTAGTGTTCGTAAAGTTTCATCTGCGTTTCTTCCTGTATCTAACGCATTTACTGATACATGTTGGATTATTCCTTCAGGGTCAATTATAAATGTTGCTCTGTAGTGTACTCCATTAGCCTCATCAACAATACCGAGTTTATTTCCTAGAACAAGTCCAGAATCTGCACATAGTATGTGTTGAATATTATTAAGGGCTGGGTTGGATTCTTTCCAAGCTTTTTTGCAGAATTCATTGTCTCCACTTACACCGATAACATCAGCATAGTCGACAAGTTTATCCATATCTACAATTTCGGTTGGACATATAAATGTAAAGTCTTTTGGGTAAAAGTACATTACTGTCCACTCATTTAGTAGCACGTCAGCTTGAATGAAATCATTTGTATCATTGCAGCCTTGCATACTAAATCTTGGGTATTTATTTCCTACTGTAAGCATAATACTCTCCTAAGAAATATCGAATTCGTCAGAAACAGTTTCGTCAGGTGTAGAGTTGCTTGCGCCTTCTCTTAGTCTGTCGAGTAGTTCTTTCTGTGCATCCGCTGTTGGTCGAGTAAGTACTTCGTCCATTGACTTAAGTTCTGCAATGAGTTCCATTTCAGATTCATTCAACTCTCTTGGTTTGCACTTGAGAGCTTGTAGTTGATATTCAACATTATAAGCCATAGGTCCAGTTTTTACTCTCTTAAAGTAAACATCCCAGCCAGTAGTTGGATCAGTTGGATCACCAAGATCTTCTGCTGCTACCATAATCTGCTCGAGTAGTTTTTTCTTTAAGTTTAGTACTTTGACTTTTCCGTCATGGATACATTGGATTGCATAAGACCAACCGCATTTAAGTTCTGGATGATATTCTCTAACCCAGTCTTTTTCTACATTGGTAAATGCTTCTGAATCTCTATCGAATGATAGACACTCGAATGGTAAATTCTTACCGTTTTCGCCTTTCAACCAGTAAACATAGCGAGGAAGCATATCCCCTACCATTCTTACTACGTTGTCGCCTTCGACATATTGATAACTGTCGATTTTATTCTTTTGGGCTTCGCCCTTGGTTTGATTAAATTTTATTGCCATTTTAGTTCCTTTAAAGTGATTTCTTCAAACAAAAAATGTATTCTGTCATTTTCTATTCGTAGTAATCTATTGTTTTTAATACTGTCCTCATCCCCTGTGAAGTGGAGGAGGTCTAATGTGGTATCTTTATTTTTTTGATATTCGAAATAATTACGTAACGATGCGATACCTGCATACTGCGCAATCTCACTATCTGAATATCTCCTTCTCTGAATGAATAACGCCTCTGGGTTTACTAGGAACGAATCCCCATGAAAACTTTTAGTCCAGAATTTATATATTCTATCATGTCTATTCACTGGTGGTAACTTATAGGTAAGTATATGAAGGATTGTCAAAATATCTTTAACACTCCCTTTGCTTTCCCTTTTTACTTTTTCCCAATTATAGAATAACATATTATAACAAACTTTTAACTCCGTGTCAAGATATATTTTTTGATGCTATACTTCAAAAATTTCATAACCCTGTCGCATATAATATCCCCTTCTCGCCGCAGCTTGCTTTCTAGCTGTTCGACCATGTAAGTTGATATCCACTACTTTCGGTTGTAATTTTCCGTCATACATTCTGATTACTCGCCCGATCAACTGTGTAAGCAAAGGCTCATTGTTTACAGGCGTACCTAATATGAGACAACTAAGGCAATCTAAACTAATACCTTCACTGAAGATACTTTGTGTTCCAAAGAGAACATCTTTGTCGTTAAAGATTCCTTTGACCATCTCTGCTCTCTGCTCATGTGGAATGTCTCCAGTTACGCAGATTGCATTGTCTCCTACGAGCCTTGCACAGCTCTTAAGAAAGTCTACTCTATCGGCTACTAATAGAACTTTATGACCTTTCGCTGCATAACTTGCGGCGAGCATAGCCATAGTGTTTTGGTACTCCCAATCAAAAGCAAGTGAGTTAACTCGTGTAGCCCAGTCAACATTGCCATCCATGAAACGAATACCTGAATTTATAATATCTACACTAGGTGTGAGATAATTTTCTTTCGGTGGTTTAAATACTGTACTCGAAAAGTAATCACGAAAGACTACATGCCTTCCATCTTTTCGTTGCAGTGTTCCTGTTAAACCGATTTTATTCTTTGCTCGCGAAGCATCAATAAGTCGTGTGAAAGTTGGACTACTAACATGATGCATCTCATCAAGTATTATAGTACCGAACTCTTTTACGACTTTGTCGACATTTCGATACAAAGTTTGCACATTTCCCACGACAAAAGGGGAATCAATATCAAACTTTCCCGAACCGATTACACCCGCTGTAACCCCGAAGACTTTCTGTACTTCTTTTTCCCACTGCGATCTTAACGCTAGTGTATGAGTAACTATGAGTGTTTTCTGTTGGAGTTTATTTGCGATAGCTAACGCAGTAAAAGTCTTTCCCCAACTTACCCAAGCGTTGATTATACAACTGCCTTCGACTTCGTCATATACAGACTGTTGTGAGTCTCGTAATTCAAACTTAAAGTCAAGTGGTTCGATTGGTACTTCTACTCGCTTATCGACTATCTCGTAATCTTTTGGAATTAAATCCGTTCTCCCTATTGGTAAGGTCACTAAACCTGCTCTGACTACGCCCATATTCTTAATGATGATAGGCGGATCTGTAGGTCTCCTAGGCGGTATACTGTAGGTGAGTTTATTGTCGAGATATTCTTGATACTCGTTAGTACACTCTATGTATATTCTGTTGCTTAATACTGCCTTCATTGTGTCCTTGTTAATGTAAAAACTCTAAAGGGCGAACCAAGAAATATGGTTGGGAGAATCCATAAAAATTAAATTATGGTCGCCCTTCGAGTTAAGTTATTTAAAATAGTTAAAGATATCCTCTATGTTTGCTTGTATGATTACACACTCGCAATTATCTACCCATGAATCTTCGGTATCGTTCAGGTATCTTTGTGATAAAAAATCAAACCTGTGATGCCCATTTATAATATAGTATTTGTTTGTAGCAGCAGGACAAACTTTGATTGGGTTTCTATAAAAACCTCCACTCAATCGCATATCCATTTTCTTTGCTACTCCTGGGTCTCTATCTATTTGTGTTGGTAGTAAGTCTACATACTTTATGCCTCTTACTGTAAAAGAAAAATCAGATCGTTCAATGTCTGTCATATGCACTTGGGGCATATCTTTTCTGTAGTATATCATTAGTCATCCAACCCATGAACGTAATTGTCGTTCTTTTCGTTGTAGCCATAAAAGCTGCCTTCTTTTTCGTTTTCTTTAAAAGGTCTATGAAGATCTTCCCATTGTTCATCCATCCATTGCCAAATAAAGTCATCGAATACTTCTCCAGGCACACAATCATACTTTTCATGGTAGTCCCAATGATCAAAATCATCATCTTCCCACTCTGGAAATTTTTCAAGCATTGCTTCTGTTATATCAGTATCTTCTATCTGTTCATGGTCGCAGTCTGCTTCTTCATTTTCTGCCCAAAATATTTGTATTCCTACAAAGTTTCTGAACTCATCTTCATACTGATGTCTAAGTAATACATTAGGATCAGTTAGTGATAAAAACTCTACAAGCTTCATACAAAACTCACTTACAGGTGACCAAGCAGATACTATATTTATATAGTCATCAGCCCCATCATCTATATGAGCCCATTTAGCTCCTACATTATCACGATACCAGTCCCAAGATTTATCTTCATCATACTTAGGCATAAAAGATAATTGTTCTATAGATACGTGTTCTTCTACCGTCATGGGGTTGCCTTCCCAATTTGTCATTGTTACTTCTTCTCTTTTGTTTGCTACTTGATCTGCAAACTTTTGCATTACTGCTTCGTTTCCTAATACAGTAATATAATTCTGTACATGATTTGCCATGTTATCTCCTATTTAGTATTCTATACGCATATCTTATCATATTTTTCTCCAAGTATCTTTCCACTTCTTTGTACTCAACTCATACAAATAAGCGGGTCTTTTGTCAACATATAATATTCCTGCATGTGTTTCTATTCTATGAGGAGGTCTAGGGACTTCAAATGGAAAGGGTATACCATGAATCCATATTAAAGTAGCAAAATCTTTATTTTCTACTTTACCTATTAAAT